CCAGCGGTATTCGTGGTAAGTCTGTTAACTGGTTGTATATCGACGAAGCAGCGATTATTCCAAACACGGTTGCCGAGCAGTTCTTCGCTTCAGTTTATCCTACAATTTCTGCTGGTCAAACAACTAAGATCCTTCTGACCTCAACTCCGCTGGGATACAATCACTTCTGGAAATTCTGGAACGAAGCAGAAAAAGGCGCAAACGGTTTTGTGCCTATGTTCATCCCATACACTGAAATTCCAGGACGCGATGACGCATGGGCAGAAGAACAACTAAGACTTCTTGGTGAATTGAAATTCAATCAGGAAGTTATGTGTAACTTCCTCGGTTCGAGCAATACGCTTATTAACTCTAAAACTCTCGGTAATATGAGTTCCATTGATCCAGTCTATACCAAAGATGGACTGGATATCTTCGAAGAACCTATGCCAGAGAGAACATATGCGATGACTGTTGATACTGCAAGGGGTATTGGAGGAGACTACTCCACTGCGGTGGTAATCGACGTTACCTCAGTTCCTTATAAAATGGTAGCGAAGTATCGTGATAATAAGATTGCTCCGCTGCTGTTTCCTAATATTATAAATAAAGTAGCGAGAGATTATAATTCCGCACACGTATTGATTGAAGTTAATGATATTGGGCAGCAAGTCGCTGATATTTTACACAGCGACTTAGAATATGATAATATTCTTACCACTGCTCGAGATGCGAACAAACAATACTTGTCTCCTGGATTTGGCAGAACGACAACCTTTGGTGTCAAAATGTCAAAGCAGGTCAAACGACAGGGTTGTTTTACGTTTAAGTCGTTATTAGAAGAAATGAAACTACAAATTTTTGATGCTGATACCATCAGTGAATTGTCAACGTTTATTGAAAAAGCAGGATCGTATCAAGCAGACGAAGGTTATCATGACGACTTAGCAATGTGTCTAGTACTGTTCGGATGGTTAACCACAAATACTTACTTTAAAGACTTGACTGATATAGATATTCGTGAAAAATTATATGACACCCAAATGAGACAAATTGAAGAAGAACTTACTCCCTTTGGTATTATTGTTAGTGGACGAGAAGAAGAAGCGTTTATTGCTGGGGGTGATTATTGGAAAGTCGATACGACGTATCGATAACACAAAATGCACGAGTTATAAATAAGAAACAAGATGAAACTGATCATTTTAACACAAGGAGAATAAAACATGGCTTTTCAGTTATCGCCTGGAGTCCTAGTTACAGAACAAGACCTTACTAATGTTGTCCCAGCAGTTTCGACTTCTGTTGGCGCATTTGTAGGTAATTTCAATTGGGGACCAGCGGAAGAAATCGTTACTGTTGCATCCGAGAACGAACTTGTACTCAAGTTTGGTGGACCAACCTCAACCAATGCAGTAGACTTCTATTCTGCTGCAAACTTCCTCTCATATACCAACAACCTCAAACTCGTTCGCGCATGTGGATCAGCAGCAAGAAACGCTGTTGGATGCGGTCAAACTGCGGTTTATATTCCAAACCAAGACGTTTATGAAGACAGCTTCAGCGACGGTGGTGAGGCCATGGAATTTACTGCAAAGTATCCTGGAACAAAAGGCAACAGTCTTATTGTTTCAATCTGCGACCATTCTGGTTTTGATACATGGGATTATGCATCGAATTTCGCTGGAGCACCAGGAACTTCTGACTATGCTGATGCTAAAGGTGCGACTTTTGATGAAGTCCACGTAATTGTAGTCGACAATCTTGGAGCGTTCACGGGAACTGCAGGAACAGTTCTTGAGAAGTTCGCCAACTTGTCAGTTGCTTCTGATGCAAAAGGCAGCGATGGCGGATCGATCTACTATAAGAACGTAGTTAATACACAATCAAGATATGCTTGGTGGACAAAGCACCCAGCAAACTCTGGTGAAGATCTTGACTGGGGTGATGCTGCATCTGCTGGTGAATATAACTCTATTACTGCTGCAGGCGAGCATACTGATACCTTCACAGGTGGTGTTGATGCTGCTCCTGCTGACGGTGATCTTGAAGCAGGATACTCACTGTTCGCTGATAAAGAACAAGTAGATATCTCTCTGGTAATTACTGGTGGTCACTCTGCTACTGTTTGTCAGCATGCGATTGATGAAGTTTCACTGAGTCGTCAAGATTGCGTCACCTTTGTTTCCCCTGCTCTTGCTGATGTTAAGAGCAATGCTGGGAACGAAATTACAGATGTCGTTGATCACTTTAAAACAACCCTGAATCGTTTTAGTTCGTATGCTGTTGCTGACTCAGGTTGGAAACGTCAATACGACCGTTACAATGACGTATATGTCAACGTTCCTTTGAACCCTGACATCGCTGGTCTTTGTGCTCGTACTGACAATACCAATGATCCTTGGTTCTCACCTGCTGGTCTAAATCGTGGTGCGATTAAGAACGTTGTTAAACTTCTTTGGACTCCAAACCAAACAGAGCGTGACGAACTTTATAAGAATGGTATCAACCCTGTTGCTAATCTTCCAGGAAATGGTATTGTTCTCTATGGTGATAAGACACTTCTTGCGAAACCATCGGCATTCGATCGTATCAATGTTCGTCGTCTATTCATCGTTCTTGAGAAGGCAATCGCAACTGCTGCTAAGTTCCAGTTGTTTGAATTCAACGATGTCTTCACTCGCGCTCAGTTCAAGTCGATTGTAGAACCATTCCTCCGCGATGTTCGCGGTCGTCGTGGTATCTTTGACTTCCGTGTGGTTTGCGACGAAACGAATAACACTGGTGAAGTAGTTGACCGTAACGAATTCGTTGCTGACATCTTTATCAAACCAGCAAAATCGATTAACTTCATCAAATTGAATTTCATCGCTACGAGAACTTCGATTTCGTTTGAAGAAGTCGGCGCATAACCCTATAAATAAGAAAAAGATTAGGAGAATCTAATATGGATATTTCAAGATTTAAGGGGTTTCTGGGTGCTGGCGGTGCAAGACCAAATCAATTCCGTGTAACACTTGGTTTCCCACAACTAATTGGTGGTGTTGGAGAAAAGACTATTTTGGTTACTGGTGCTTCGCTTCCCGCATCTAACGTAAACCCAACTCTACTTCAGTATCGTGGTCGCGAAGTTAAACTCGCTGGTGAGCGTATCTTCGACCCATTTACAATTACCATTGTAAACGATACAGAATTTTCACTTCGTCGTCCAATCGAAAGATGGATGAATTTGATGAATGATGTAGAATTTAACACAGGTAATACTACTCCAAGCGATTACCAAGCACAACTTACAGTTGCGCATCTTGATCGCAATGATAAAACTCTTCAAACCTATACACTGGTGGATGCATTCCCGATCAATATGTCGGAAATTGCTCTTCAGTATGGTCAGAACGATGTGGTCGAAGAGTTTACAGTAACATTCCAGTATCAGTACTACACCACCTTTGCTGGTGAACGTCCGACTGATCTTTGATAATATAAAGTAAAATTGAATTATGGAAATTTTTGGTTATAAAGTTGAAAAATCTAAGGCGGCACCGACGGAAAAATCGTTTGTGCCGCCGACGGACGATGGAGGTTCTGATGTCATTAAGGCAGGTGGTTATTTTGGCACCTATCTTGACTTAGAAGGAACCGCCAACACCGAGGCAGAACTTATTAAAAAGTATCGCGACATTGCCTTTATGGCAGATGTCGACTCAGCCATTGATGATATCGTGAATGATTCTATCTCAAACCTTGACGATGAACGTCCTGTAGAAATTAATCTTGATAATGTCAAACTATCTGATCCAATTAAGAAAAAGATTGAACAAGAGTTTGAAACAATTCTGGATCTATTAGAGTTTAATCTGAGAGCACAAGACTATTATCGTCGTTGGTATATTGATGGTAGAATTTATTTCCACAAAGTAATTGATACGGCAAAACCTAAAAATGGTATTACCGATGTTCGCTTTATCGATCCTCGTAAGATTAAAAAAGTCCGCGAGATCTTTAAAGAAAAAGATGAAAAATCAGGTGTTGAATTCATCAAGAAGATCGAAGAATACTTTGTTTATAATGAACGTGGTATTGTCCTAGATAAAGCACATACTGCGTCTCCTGGATCTGCTGCAACAATGAAGGTTACTAGAGATGCGATTTGCTATGTTCCTTCT